CAGAGTTTACAGAGAAAATAGGAATACTTGGTGCTGATGATGATTTCACCGTGACCAGGGATCGTATAGTGGGTAATTTTAACGCTAGTAAGATTGTATTTAAAGGCATCAAGACCGGATCAGGTAACCAGACTGCAAACCTAAAATCACTTAAAGGGTTTTCTGTATTCATTGTTGAGGAGGCAGAAGAATTACCCTCATTCGACCAGTGGGATAAGATTAAGAAGTCAATCAGGGCATTAGATGTGCGAAATCTTAGCATATTAATACTCAACCCGGCATTGACTACCCATTGGATATATGAAGAGCTTTTCGAGGATAGAGGTGTGCCTGCAGGTTTTAACGGTGTGGTTGGTAATGTGCTTTATATCCACACCACATACATGGATATTAAAAAAGAGTTTATTCCGGAATCTATATTTAACGATTTCGAAGATAAAAGATTAGCTTATGAAATTTACGAGTCAACACCAAAGGATCAGAGAGAATATTTAGACCGCAGGATAATAAAAAAAGCACACTACTACAAACATATTGTGTTAGGTGGTTGGCTTGAAAATGCGGAGGGAGTTGTGTTTGATAATTGGGTTATCGGTGAATTTGACGAATCATTGCCTTATGGATTTGGTCAGGATTACGGGTATAATAACGACCCTACTACGCTCGTTAAGATAGCTGTAAGCCGTAAACACAAACGTATTTATGTTAAAGGTTGCTATGGTAAGCCGGGTATGTCTACTGATGCTATTTACCTGGCCAATTTGTTTTATGCCGGCACAGATCACGAAATTGTGGCTGATAGTGCTGAGAATAGATTGATAGATGAAGTTGCCGCAAAAGGGCTGAATATGACTCATGCTTATAAGCCTCCTGGGTCAGTAACGGCATCAATAAAGTCTATTCAGGACTATGAAATAGTAATTGACCCGGGGCCAGAAAGCATTCCTGTGGTGAAAGAGTTTAAAAATTATGTTTGGCACGATAAAAAATCAGGTGTCCCGGTTGATATGTGGAATCATTACATTGACCCGATTAGATATTACGTATGGCCTATCATAAAATCTAATGAGGACGAATTCCAGGGATCATCCGGATAAATTGTTTTATTGTAACAATTCAATTACATTTGAAGTATGGAAATAAAACAGTATTTCAAAAGCGTGGCATCAGCTGTAATGGCCCCGGTAGTAAAGTCATTATCAAATACCTTTCCCGCTTATGGTGCTGGATTTACCATGATGATGGGCGGCACTTTCAATATGCTGGGTATCGGTAACAAAGCAGCATATTCAAATAAAATCTTCTATACCGCTTCAAATATATTCGTTCGTAAAATAACAGAGGCTCCTATTATATTCAGCGAGGAGAAAAACAAAGCCGCAGCCCGTAAATTTGCCTCTAAATATTATTCAAAATCAATATCCAATGAAGACAGGGCATTTATAAAAGCAGCCGTATTGACCGAACTTGAAAACCATGAGCTTATCGATATGTTCGATAAGCTTGGTATAGAGGGGATGGAGGATTTTTGGTATAACTATAATCACGGGGATGGTTTTTTATTCTTTGAAACATTAGATCCCGAATTTAGCCGCAGCACTAAACCTGTTGCTGTTCACTCTTTAAATCGTGACCGTGTTACCCCTGTTCAATCCGGAGAAAGGTTTGAAACTATTAGCCATTACCTGTATACAACGAATAACGGCACTCAAATTAGGATTGATAAAGACAACATGCTACATCTTAAGCACTGGAACCCAAATCACGGTGATTTAAAAGGTCTAGGAGTTGATTTAATTGCTAACCCTGATATATCACTTAACACCGCAAATACAACAGCACAGGGAGCTGCATTTGAGAACGGAGGGAGAGGCACTTTGTTCAGCTCAACGGTAGACATTACTAGTGAGGGTAAGCGGGTAGGTAAGATGACTGTTCAGGAAATGGCAGACCTGAAAAAGACGATTCTTGAAGATATGTCCGGGGCTAGGAATAACCGTAGGCAGAAATTCACCAACAACGATGTAAAAGTAACGCCATACGGGGATACTTTAGCTGAAATGGAGTTGGTAGAGTCTGAAAAGTCTAACTGGCTTAACATATTTGCTATTATGGGTTTACCTTGGGCATTATCTCCTGTAGGATCAATGGCCAGTGAAAACTCTGTCATTGTAGGCTATAAGTCGCTTGTAACAAACCTTTGCATCTCTGAGCTACGTAAATTTGACCAAAAGCTAAGTCAAAAAATCGGTAAATGGTGGCCAGGAGTAATTGGAGCGCATGACTTAACTGAATATAGCGAGCTTGCGCCTGATTTAAAGCTGATGAAAGAGACATTCGGAGCCCCTTTATTGCGTGTTGATGAAGTCCGAAAGATGTACAGATTCGACGAAATTGGGGGTGATGAGGGCAATGCAATATTAGTTCCATCTGGTTTTATGCAGCTAAAGGATATTATATCAGATGAATTTGCGGGCACTCCTAATCCTGACGATGAAAACGCACCTAATAGCTTGTAGATATGGCGAAAGTTAGTTTTGACGCGTGGCCAGTGTTTTTTAATATGTATGTTAGAGGTGAGAATTGTTGCGCCATATTGCTTGTGGACTATTCAGATTTAGAGTCACATTTAAATTGTAACAACATTGCTACAATTGATGATGATGAATTTGATGACGATTATTACGATATTTGAGGCATGGAAAATGAATCAATTAAACTTACAACAATAATTCCTATGAACGAATTTAAACAGGATAAGTTAACAGTAACTATCACAATTGTAGATCAAAAAGTTTTGGAAATGATTAGAATTAATAATTCGACTTACGAAAGGACTAATGAACAATCTGTTGTTGACTTATTAGAAGAGTGGGCTAATCATTATTGCGAAGAAAACGGAACACATGGCGAATAACAGATTATATTTAGCAGACTCAAAAGCAAAAGAATATATTTTTATAAATAAGGGTTTTGGAGCAGGTTGGGACGGAGGATGGTTTGATGCGTCTTTATTTGAGGGCTTTATAAGCGAGAGGTATAACGAAGGAGAAGCTGGCGGGCAAACATACTTGTTTTTCTTTACTGAATACCACGAAATGGCTGATGAAATATTTGCCAACTGGACCAAATTTGAATAAAAAAAAATTAGGCACATGGCAATTAATGAATTTAAACAGGAACGCATAGACTTCGCCAAGTTTCACAAGACAGCTGAGAAACAGTTATTACCATTCTTTAAGAAAGCATTAGCAAATAACATAGGCAATGTTACCGCTTGGGTTGAAACTAATGGTTTGATTGGAGTTCCCGTATCAATGCTTATTGATCAGGCTGTATGGCGTGAAGTATACCCTAAAGTTTACCAGCTAATCGGAATGAAGATGTGTAGGCAGGAGTATTACAGGCAAAGGAGATTAGAAGGTGCTGCAGAAACAAAAGCAAGTGCAATTCAATTTCTTGTTGATGTATGGTCGGGTAAATTACGTGAATATGCAGGACAATATGTTTCGATGATTGAAACATCACTAAATGCCACTACTATTGATGTAATTGAACGCGCATTAGGCGAGTCGGCATCTTTGGAGCTGGACGCTAAAGGTCGTTTAAGGTTATTCTTGGATAAACTGGCTGGCAGTGTTAAAAACAGGGCATTATCAATATCACGCACCGAGACTACAACAATCTCTAATTTAGGGAAGGATATAGCGGCAAGGTCATGGATTGAAGAGCAAGGGCAACAAGGATATAAAGTTTGGTTAGGTCGTATCGCTGGAGAAAGGGAAACGCATTTAGAAACTAACAATAAAGTTATACCCATAGATGACCTTTATTCTTTACGAGGTGATTTAGGAGAAAGACCTGGGGATATTAATTTCAGTGCAGAAAATAGAATCAACTGCAGGTGTACGCAATCTTTGATGACAAAAAGAAGATACGATCAATATCTGAAAAGAGGTCGTATCCAAAACGGCAAGATAACAGGAGCAAGTTAAAAACAAAAACATATGAAAAAAATTAATTACGAAGGCACGTGCCTTGAAACTGGTGAAAAATTAATAGGTAGCCTTATTCAGTTTGAAGACGGAACGCATACGATTATGTTCAAAGAGGTAGGTGGTAAAGGGATAACATCGCCTGTTGATCCAGAAAGCGTAATCCCTGTGTCTCTTTATGAGGCTATGAAAAAGTATAATTCAGAGGTTGTGTCCGATCCTGACAATTTTAATTACGACTTTTCAGAAGAAAATAAGCACATAGATCAGGTTAATCATCTGTTAGATTTAATATAAAAGTTGCACATTTAACCACCGTTGGTAAAACAACTCATATATGATAAGGGATGAAAAAAGCTGCTCATTGATTTGAGTGGCTTTTTGTATATTTGAGTGGCTTTTTGTATATTTGATTATGTATAAACAGAAAAACCCATACGGATGTGGACTTTACGCGGTGGCAAATGCTTGTAATTTAGACGAATTCGCTACGGATGAACGTGTAGAGTCAAGTAAAATAAACGGGTCATCAAACGGCATGCTGTCTAAGTACTTATTAGAAGATGGAACTGGGTTTTACCTACAGCCCTTATTTTATGATGCATATGCCGATAAATTACCTACAGATCAGACCGAATATAAGGTTAATGGGGATGTGTTGGCACTTCCATTTGTGTTATGCTGCAAATTATCAGAAAACGGATTATGGCACATGATAGGCGCACACCTTGATAAGCATGGAGTCCTGTATGTTTATGACTCGCTGCGGGATGATGTATTTGAAACTACATTGGCCGAGGTACACAATTATTACCATTCCGTGTTTGGGTTATACGCCTTTTGCGACCTTAACACTGGTGAGTATGCTTTTATTTTGTAACCAAAATGTTACTTTAATATATCGATGTAAGTCGTATATTTGAATTGAAAAAACATAATGAGAGCGTTAATTTAGAGACCGATATAGCTGGATGGCGTATCGGTTTTTTATTTAATTTGCATTTGTGATTTAATTACTATATTTGACGTAGGTAATATTATTGTTACATATGGATAAGGAAAAAGAAAATAAGTCAGCAGAAGCCCTAAAAAAGGCAAAGGATAAAACATCTGATCCGAAGATTAAATCCGAAATTGACAAGAAATTTAAATACGTAAATAATCAATTCAATAAATGAGCGTTTTTAAAAGCATCTACTTTCCTAAAAAAGAGTTCGCCACTAAAGAAGAAATGTTTTCCGAATTTAGGGATAACATCGCTGGTATTATTGATTTGAAGAAAGCTGATATTCAAAAGTCATGCGAAAAAGGCATAGCCGTAACGTGTAAATCTTTGGATCTGTTAAAGTTCCAGGATCAACTAAAGGCTATAAAGATTGATGATAATTACTACTATGTAGCGGTTAATACTACTCGTATTTTGGATAGCCATAACGACTTACATCTGGACGGGCTATGGAATAAATCTGTTAAAGATCAACAGGGTAATAATTACTTAGTGGCCGATCATAATCTATGTATTGATGATGTTATTGTAAAAAAAGAACACATAGAAATGTTCGTGGCTATGCTGCCATTTGCTTTGCTCGGTAAAGATTACCCTGGTAATACTCAGGCATTGGTTTATAAGTTCCCAAAGGACAAGGTAATACATAGCAAAGCTAAAGAATGGTTAGATAGCGGAGACCAGATTGAAGCCAGTGTAAGGATGCAGTATGTTGATATTGCCTTTGCAATGGATAGTAACGCACCGCAGGATGCAACAGAAAAAAAGAATTATGATGATAATTTCGGGTACATAGCGAACAGTAAAGATTTCGAGTATATCCCATATTACTTTATCATTAAAGAAGCTAAGAATATCAGAGAGAGTAGCCTTGTGGTATTTGGAAGCAACCCTGTAACAGGGAATATCAACAACGTAGAGCCGGAGAAATCCACTTTAACTATAGAGCCGCCCGTGAGCACTCAAAAGTCAGTTTGGGACTATTACATTTAAACAAAAGAAAATGAAAAAAGGTAAATTATTCGGGGTGGCCATAGCGCATGTAGAAGGCTTAAAGGCAAACCGATTCTTCGGAGATGATGACGAAGAAACAAAGAAAAAAGAGGCTCTTAAGGCCGTAAAAGATGCTGCGGAAAAAGCTGCAAAAGACGCTATGCCTGACCTGATCAAGGCGGGTATTGAAACTGATGAAGCAAAAGCGATTATCAAAGCTATTGTTGAATCGGTATCAAAACAATTAAAAGTAACTGATCCGGCAGATGATACCGAAAAAACAGTTGAAGAGCTGTTCAAGGCAATGCAAAAACAGCATAACGATTTGGCATTGGCTTTTCAGAATAAAGGTAAAGACGAGAACAAAAAAGGTTCTTTTATTGCTTTTGTTGAGAAAAATATTGCTGACAACCCGGGAACTTATAACGAAAAAACAGATACAGGTATCGGTGCAAACAGAAATTACAGCGCGCAGATGACAATTAAGGCTGCGGCTTTAATGACAACTGCAAACGTTATTCCTAATATTGCTGGTGGTTTTTCTCCTCTATTTGGTAACTACATTGATACTGAAATAGGTCATGTTCCAAAACCTGATAATGTTATTTTACCACTAATCACGGTAAAAAATCAGCCAGGTACAGAAAACATCTGGTATTCAGGCCGTATCAACGAAGAAGGGGACGCTCAGTTTATCGCAGAGGGTGCGTTAAAACCGCTTGCTGATGCTGAATGGAAATCATACAAAGCCCTTATTTTTGAAGTTGCTGTACGTTGGAAGTTCACAAAACGTTTAATGAACCATGCACCGGCTGTTGTTTCTGACTTTTTAGAGCATGCAAACGAACTGGTTGAGCAAAAGATTGACGATTCACTATTGTTCCAGGTTGCTGATGCGACTAATTTCGCTGGATTGGCTCAATCTGCAGGTGCATTTGTCGTGCCTCCGCAATTAGCTGAATACTACGAAAGAGCTAACATTTATGATGTGATTAACGCAATGGCGTCACGTATCCGTTTGTCTAACTTTAAAGGCCAGTTAACAGCTGTTTTAAACACTGTTTGGGAGGCTAAAATGATGGGTATCAAGGATGCAGAAGGTCGTTATATTACTCCTCCTTTTGTTACTCCTGATGGACGTAAAGTTGGTTCTGTAAATATTGTTTTCTCTAATAAAATCGACGACGACGCAATTTTGATAGGTGATCTTAAACGCTTCAATGTTGTTTTCGCTGAGAATATCCAATATGACGAAGGTTACGAAAATGATGATTTCTCTAAAAACTTAGTTTCCCGTAAATTGGAGGCTTTCTTAGGTACCTACATCAACCCTGCTTATGCTGGATCGATTCTGTACGATGAGATATCTAGTGTTCTTACTGATATTTCAGCACCTGCAGTAGTATAATTAAACATTTATGCCTGATGTATGTTAAGCGTACATCAGGTTCATTTTAAAACTTAAATAAAATGGCAGAAGAAACCGCCCCAACGCAAGAAGTAAACAAAGCCTCGGATTCAAGGTTCAGCTCAAAAAAAATGTTAGCTGATAACGCTGACAAAAAAACTAAAATAAGATACACAGACCGAATGGCTGTTGAGATTATTAAAGATACTGACTTTTACAAAAAAGGCGATATTATCAATCCTCACAAAGTAAAGGGACAGGCTTTGATTGATCAAAAGATCGGCAAAAAATTCGTTGCTAAAGAAGATTAGATCCCACATTTCAAGATATAAAAAGCCATGTATTAATTTGCGTGGCTTTTTTGTTATGCATATATTTTATTCCATAAGAATTCGTAAGTCACTTGAACACGTCTTCTTTCTTTGGCATGCATACTAAAAATAAGTGCACACCTCCTCAGCATCTTAAAAATTAAAACTCTATGATATAAATCACTAGATATTACTTCATGGGCATTTGGAACAGTACAATATATATCCGTTAACCCATTAGAACACCTAAGCGTAATATTGTTCATGATAAAATCATCGTTATTCCACCCTGTTTGAATTGTTACTTTGCTCATATTCAAATATACAAAACCCAATAATTGTAATTTGTAACATTATCACTACATTTGAATTAAATACTTAAGCCATGGCATTTCAGTTGATAGACGATTCAGAATTTACCGAACCAGTAACATTAGCAGAGGTTAAATCCTATTGCCGCATTGATTCGGATTACACGTCTGATGATAACGATCTTGAGATCATAATGGCTGCGGCTAGGACGCGTATAGAAGCGCAGATAAATATTGGATTGGCCAATCGTGACATTATACTGCAATGGTCAGGATATGGGATTGAATTGCCATTATCGCCTACAGGTGAAATTATAGAGGTGAGCGATGAAGACGGTGTGATGACTGCCGATAAATACACTACCGATAATTACCAGGCTAAATCAATCGGCATAAATGATGTGTGCTGCGGCAACGGGTTTAACTACTTCTACAACATCAATGGAAGCGTAGAAATAACCCGTAATTCAGAATTTATAAGCAATCAAATGTATTCAGTTAAATACAATACCGGATATTCGGAACTGCCTAAGGTTTTAAAAATGGCTTTGCTTGCTGAGATTGATTATTTGTTTAAGCAACGAGGTGAACCGGATGACAGCTTAATCAGTTCTGCCGCATTGCTATTGTGTTCACCTTATTCACGAAACCCGATACTGTAATGGCAAAGAACACTATAAACTCAGGGCAGCTTAACCAGCGTATCGAGATATATGCAAGCGAGGATCAGGATAACGGATCAGGAGGCACTAATCCGATGTCTATACTTTATTGGTCAACTAACGCACAAGTGTTACCTTTAAAATCTAACCGTTCATTACAGGCCAATCAAGAGTTATTAAAGGACGGGTTTAAATTTACCATTCGCGACCGGAACGATAAGACAATTCATCCTTACATGCAGATTAAGTACCGCGGATCATGGCTTACTATTCAATCTGCTATACCGGATTATGTTTATCGTGAATTTATGGTAGTTACTGCGATATGGGCTGAAAGACCGGAAAGAATAGCGATATAATGGCGAGGGTATTTAGAAACGGTAACGATCTAGCTAATGCAATTGACCGAATGACCCGTGAATTTCAGGAGGATGTAAAGGGTATTGTTGAATTTAATTTAGGTGAAATCGAAACAGAGGCGATACGTAATGCTCCTGGCGGCGGTGACCGTATCGCTACAGAGTTCGGCTCTCAATCTCAATCTAACATAGCAAGAGGCAGGAACTGGACGCCAATTAGTCAATCGATAGGATACAGATTGGCTTCTGACGGCTTTTCGGGTAGTGTTTATGTGGAAACCTCTGCGGGCGAGGTAGCTATCTACGTTGAATTTGGTACAGGCCAAAGTGCAAGGAGGTATTTAGCAACTGTGCCGCCTGAATTTAGGTCAATCGCGGCTCGATATTATCTTACGGGCAAGGGAACGATAATAAATAAGCCCTATCTTTTACCTGCTTTTTTCAAATACCAAGTTCAGTTCGTGAAAGAATTAAAATCAGCTATAAAGAATATGAGGCTATAAAATACCCCTGCCATTTGTATATGCAAGAGTATTTTTATATCTTTATTTCGACTAAAAAATATAGATATGGCTAATTTACAAATTAAAATTGGAAATAAAATTAATAGATTGATTTTTGTTTCTGAAACCGAAAATACCAAAACAAATCATAAAATGGGTATTTTTAGGTGTGATTGCGGAAACGAAGTTACAACCAGAATATATCGAGTCGTACATGAAACGTGTAAATCCTGCGGCTGCTTAAATAAAGAAATGGCCAGGGAAATGTGTAAGGGTAAAATATCAAAAACTCACGGACTAACAATTAAAGGTTCTCCTGAGTCTTATATTTACAATGTAAGAAACTCAATCAAAAGCAGGTGCTATAATAAAAAATGTAAGGAATATAAATGGTATGGAGCAAGGGGAATAAAATTGTGTGAACAGTGGAAGTTAGATCCGGTGTCTTTTGTTAATTGGTGCCTGTCTAATGGGTATAAAAAAGGACTACATATTGATAGGATAGATAATGATAAGGATTATTCACCAGAAAACTGTAGGTTTGTTACATCAAAAGAAAACATGAACAATACAAGTAGTAACGTATATATTGAATATAAAGGAGCGAAAATGACACTTACTCAAATATCAGAATTAACAAATATTTCTTGTTTTGCTATTAGGTATAGGATGACAAATAAAGGTATGACTATAGAGGAGGCTGTTTCATGAAATTAGTAACAACCCCAATTAGATCAGCATTAGCCACATTACTAAGTGGCATTCCGTTTATGGGTAAAACTATAAATGCATTTGAAGAATACCTACAGGAATCTACAACAAAAAAGAAAGCGGTTTTTTTGGTAGGGAATCAGTCTGTTACCGCATACATTATATTGTTGAATCAAACGGTTAATGATAATTCTAGTAAATGCATGCGTAATGATGAAACCAGCATTCAGGTGCAGATCACTACGATATTCCCTGCAGACACGGGCGGTTCATTTATTGCCGAGCAAATATCAGACCTTGTTTTAGCTAAGCTATTCAATGTAGACAACATGCAGATTACAGCTATCTCTTTGCCGGATCCGTTCGAAATATGGAGAGCTAGGTTTATATCATCAAGGAACATCAATTACAACACCGACACGAACCGCGTTTGGATTACTCAATTAACCCTATCATTTTCAGTTAATCAGTAACTCTATGACACTAGAAGAGCAAGCGGAAGTATTATACCCTATGCCAGAACGACCTTGTGAATGGAATCGAAAGAGGGTTTTGTTTAAGCGTAGAAAGTGGATTGAAAAGCAAGCCCCTAAACAAGAAGATGAATAGGGGTTGTAATTATTTAAGGATTACACTTGACTAGTTCTGATCTAAGATGCCTTATCAATTCCTTGTTCTCCTGAATCTCTCCTTTTAGCGCAATAACCTCCGGTGTATCTTCTTTAAATTCATTGCCTGACATAGCAATATTACATTGAACTTTCATCAGTACATAAGGGACTTGTCCTACATGGTCATTAACTCTAGTCCATATTATTCCGGGAACTATACTTCCGTTTGGGCACATTAATACATGTCCCTGTTCTGTGCTTAATATCGTAGGTAGGTCTTTAATTATTCTGCTGTTGTTTGTCATTTTTTATTTGTTAAATATTAGCAATAATTTTTACGTCGATAAGATCGTCTTTAAATTCCCCATTCCATTTGTTTGAAGTATTGATATTTATAAGGTCAACTCCTTTAAGGTCGCATCCGGTCTTATTCTCAAAACCAATAATCATACTCATTATTTCTTTTTCAAGTGTAGCTTTGGCTAACTTTGCTTCGGTTATATCCATATCCCAAACCTACGATTTATTCCTTTTGCATTTATGTAACAATATGGCTACATTTACAAATAAAAAATCATAATCATGGCAAACGAATTTATTAACGGCCGAAAATCAGTCCTGTTCATGGACGTTATTACGCCTATAACAACTGAATTAACAGCTGTTACTACCGCTAACTTTGACATGGTAGCGTGTTTAACCAGTAATGGTTTCGACGGCACTACATCTGCTATTTCTACAACTTCTAAATGCTCAGGTTCATTCGCTGAGTCATTGGACGGTGAAAAGGGTTGGACTATGGCAGGCGAAGGTATGGCGGTTGATATTGTTTCACCGGATCAAAGGATTAGTCATAACGCCTTATTCAAACAATGGCGCTCGGGCGCTGCGGCATGGTTTGCTATTATGGATGCCGATACACTAGAAACTTCACCAACTATTCGTTATGGAGTAGGTCGTATTGACAGTTATTCAGATGCATTCCCTGATAACGAGGCGCAGACATTTTCTATTTCGATTACTGGTATCGGTGAAGCTGGAGATCAGGACGATTTAGATGTAACCCCTTAATATGACAGGAGCTAGAAAAACATTCGAGATAGAGGGAGTGAAACATTCCCTTTATTTTGGTATGGTCGCAACTGAGATTATCCTGGCGAAATCTGTTAAATATGCTGAGTCAAAAGATCCGCACGGTATAAAGTCTACAGCGGAAATCATATACGGGGGATTGTGTAATAATGCTGATTTATCGGATATTGACAGGCCAACATTTGAAGAGGCTTATTTGATAGCTGAATCCATCATTAGCGATGAACAACTGATAAAAGACATACTATCTGCATGGACTGAAAGCAAGCCATATGTTTCATTAATGGAGCGACTGAATGGTGATAAAAAAAAAGCGGAAACTCCAGAAGTAGAAAAAAACAGCCAGCCGAAGACTGGAGTGAAATAAAAGCGTTCGCATTTGGACAGCTTGGACTGAAGCCATGGGAGTACGCTAGACTAACGCATAGGGAATATGTGATAATGTGCATAGGATACATGGATAAAATGCATCAGCAGGAACGATACGAGCGAATGATAAACTACAATATCGTTAAAGGCTGGGCGGATCCTAAGAAATTCAGTCAAACACCTGAAAGATGGTGGCCTATTGCTGGTGATGTTGTTGTAAAAATGAAAAGGCCATCAAAAGCTAAATTGTTAAAGATAAATTCAATATTCAAAAATTTAGGTAAAAATGGCTGACGGTCAACTATCGGTAGAACTTAGGGCGGAGGTACAGAAGTATATCCGCGATATGAACAATGCCGGAAAAGCTACTAAGCAGACCGGAGGCACAATTGATAGCGCGGCGAGTAAAATAGGTGGTGCAGTTGCGGGGGCATTCTCAATAGGAGCGATAGTTTCATTTGGCAAGGCCGTACTTGATGTTACCGCGGAGTTTCAAAAGTTTTCTGCAGTACTAGGTAACACACTAGGCAGTCAGGCATTAGCAGACTTAAAGCTAAAAGAAATACAAGATTTCGCGGCTAAAACCCCATTTGGAGTAAATGAGTTAACCGGAGCGTTTGTTAAATTAGCCAACGCAGGATTTAAGCCTACTGGTGACGAAATGACCAAATTAGGCGACTTAGCTTCGTCTACTGGTAAATCATTTGATCAATTAGCGGAGGCGATACTTGATGCGCAGTCTGGTGAATTTGAACGGCTAAAAGAGTTCGGTGTAAGAGCCAAGGATGCTGGAGATTCGGTAATATTTACCTATAAAGGCGTACAGACTCAGGTTGACAAAACAGCCGGATCAATACGCAACTATATCACTTCTTTGGGTGATGCAGAGGGCGTATCTGGTTCTATGGAGAAGATATCTGCCACTCTTACAGGACAGATCAGCAATCTTGGCGACACATGGGATCAAATGTTGTTATCGGTAGGAAAGAATACATCAGGCGTGTTTTCTGGCTCTATAAGTATCATTGGAATGGCCATCCAAAAGGTAACGGATTTTAATAACCAACTGGAAATTGCCTCTAAATACAAAATAGGGAATACGTTTACCCGTATTTTAGAGGGGATTAAATCGCTAACACCTGGTGGAGCGGGGCCATCTGAGAATCAAGTCAAAATATTAGGTATTGAAACGGCTAATGAAAGCGTAAATAAATTCGTTAGTAACGCAATTGCAGGAGCTAAATCTGCAAAAGATTTCGGCGACGCACTGAAATCTCTGAAAGAAAGAGGTGATAAGGACTTAAAAAACATTAAAGATCCTCAATTAGCTAAAGGAATAAAAGACGCTTATCAAAATGGCGTTAAGGCTATTCAGGACGCAAGATCTAATCTTTTAAATACTGTTACCTCTGACGCTAATTTCGGAACATCAAAGGGTGACAAAAAAATAAAATCTGTTTCTGATATACTTTCAGAATTGCAGGAAAACTTACGCAAAACATCAAATCAGTTTAAAGCTACTTTTGACCAGACTAACGAAGGTAAAATAAAGGATTACCAAACCGCTATTGATGAACTGTCTAAGAAAACCGGAACCGATGCAGTTAATGCTATAAATAAACTAAAGAACGCACAGCAAAGCTTGTTTCAATTAAGCCAAGGTAAAACGCTAACTGGGTCTGTAAATCAAGGCTTGCCGGAACAAAGAAACTCGTTAGGCCAAAAAGGCTTAGAGGGAATCAATGTTACCGACCCTACACTGAATGCTTTTAAGAAAGTAGAAGAGGCAAGGAACAAATTACTGGAAGGTCAGATACAGTTTAATAAAGATTTCAATCAAATAATTACGTCAGGGCTAAGCAATGGGCTTGGTTCGTTAGGCGATGCAATTGGTGGTGCGCTTGCTTCTGGCGGTAACGTATTAGAGGCTGCTGGGCAATCTTTATTATCTTCATTAGGTGGAATTTTAGTTGATTTAGGGAAATTATCCATACAAACGGGTATTGGTATTGCTGCGGTTAAAAAAGCTTTACAATCTTTAAATCCAGCTGTAGCAATTGCTGCGGGTATTGGGCTTGTAGCGTTAGGGTCTTATTTTAAAGGCAAGGCCTCACAAATCGGAGGTGGCAGTTCTTCGGAATCAGGATCTTCACGTACAAGGTCTGCCATACCGCAATTTGCCGCCGGGGTGAATAACTTTTCAGGCGGCATGGCATTGGTAGGAGAAAGAGGCCCCGAATTAGTTAACCTACCTACAGGATCAAGTGTTATCCCAAATAGAAGAAGCATGAATATGATAGGCAGGCAAGACGCCAATATCGTGTTAAACGGCAGTTTAGAAGTTGGTTTAGACCGCCTTTATGTCCGATTAATGCAGGAAGGTAAAAAACAGGGGAGGTTAGGGTAATGGCGTGGGAAATTGATAGATTCGGGGTTAAACCTAGTGGATTATTTGCTAAATGGAGATATACTACGGTCGTTGTAGATGAAAACGGAAATATTACAAACGTTCCTATTCCAGGAAAAGAAGTAATGAACCTACCTTTTATCTCTGACTACAAGAAAAATGACAGGCGGTATTCAGACGGTCAGATGATTACCGAATATTGCAACCTTGACACGTTTACGAATTACCGGATTTACGCAACAAACGAACGCCCTTTTGCAAGGGTTGAGACTGATATTAACGCTGCTAAATGCGGATATGAGGAGCCGTTGCCGGAACCAGCTGTGCCTTCAAATCCTTTTGGTAATCCGTCGTATGGTGTTTACCGGACGTTCAGTTATTGTGATATTGACGATGCTAATGTAAACGTTACCATAGAGGCTAAAAATTATGATGGTTTAGTGTTCCCAATCAAATTAGGAGGTAGAAGCCCCGTAATATTATCCTACAAAGAAGTTGACGATAAATTTGAACCGATACGGCCTTTAGAATGCAAGCTGTCCTTTGTGGTGGAAGATGATTTTGTGTTGCAAGAGTTCTATAGTAATGACGAACGAACATTCAGGGTTACTGTTGAAAAGTACGGGAGAGTGCAATTCAAAGGGTACATTATCCCTGACAGTTGCTCCGAGCCTTTCGATGCGCCTCCATACGAAGTCACTATAAGAGCAACAGACGCAATAGGCGGTCTTAAATCGGTTACTTACCCCGTTCCCGTTGGCAGTAGCTCAGAGGTTAAACAATCATTCGTTGACATACTTGCTTACTGTTTTGCAATGACCAATTTAAACCTTAACATTGCGACCATATGCAATCTGTATGAGGAAAAAATGCCAACGGGGCTAAACGATGACCCGCTGTCTTTAGCTTCCGTTAATCCACTTAGGTTATCCAAGGATAGCGGAGTAACGATGAGTGTGTATGAAGTCTTAGAACAGGTTTCCAGAGCATGGGGTGGTTATATCGTGCAGTCCGGTGGCGTATGGAACTTTGTAAGGGTAAACGAATTGAGCAATACCAGAATAAGGAGGCGTAATTATAATTATAAAGGCTTATTTTTATATGCCGATAATTTAGTCAGCGAGCGAATAATAGGAGCATTAAGATGATAGTATATACATTCAGGCCATTAAACGGGGGTAGAAGTACAGTTGTAAATATTGACTATGATCCGGCGACGGACACGATCACTGCGGCTAATGTTTCCGGTGGCATTCCTAATGTAAACTACCCCGATACGGTACCTGACAAAAACCCGGGCGATATCATATACCAGATGCAATACAACGGGGAAACTGTTACCCTGTACTGGCAGGATAATTATCCTTTTGCTTATTCTCAATTAGTCACGCCCCCTGATGTCATTATTCCGGTTATTGTAATTGATAGCATCATTGTTATTCAGCAATCGCAGATAGGCTTAAATGATGGTTCAGCAACCGTTAATGCCTCAGGAGGCACGCCACCGTATCAATATTCTTTGGATGGTGTTGTTTACCAAAATAGCAATGTGTTTAATATGCTGGACGCTGGCTCGTACACTGTATTTGTAAAGAGCGCATCAGATCCGGTAACGCAAGGCAATTTCACTATTGAGGCGGCCATACCAGAAAGTCCGGTAGTAGATATAGCCGTTCAGGATTTAATCGCATTAGAAGGCGCGGAAATAAGCATACAGAATGCATATAAAAGAGTTGAGGTTATATCTGAATTCGGCAAAGTACCTTCGCTACTCTATAACGGCAATTTTGAAATGTGGGATGGTCAGAATTTTAATTTCTGGACTAGATACGGAGGGCTGGACTTTTCACGTATTCAGCGAACTGTAAAAAATGCAAATGGTGTTCAAATACCGATTATTAATTATGCATTATTATTTAACAAACGTGCTGTTGCGGGTAAATGGCTGGAAGCCTCATATATTCAGGTTGCAGAAGGTGATGCGATTAAAATACAATACAGCGCAGGTAAAACATTAACCACTAACAGGCCGGCAAACACTTATTACCAATGTAAGATGCGTATTAAGGTAGGTAATTATTACCTGTTTAATGCGGATTCGGGTACAGATTATAAATGGGTTACTGATCTTACTTTTGTAAGCAATTTAATCCAAAACCCCACAGGAGATTTAAGCA